GATTAGCTACCACTTACCTAGATGGTAAGGTAGCAGTACAGAAAGCTAATGCAGAGATTAAGGTTAAGCAAGCTACTGGTGAAATTGATTGGGATCTAGCAGCTATCAATGCTACTCAGAACTCTTGGAAAGACGAATGGATTACCTTACTCTTTTCAATTCCACTGATTTTAGCATTCTGTGGTGATTGGGGTAATAATATTGTTCAAGCTGGCTTTGCTGCACTTGAGACTATGCCGGCATGGTACCAATATTCACTAGGTGGGATTGTTTCAGCAAGTATCGGGATCAGATCCGTAAGTAAATTCTTTGGGAAGAAGTAATGAACAAGAACTTTGACAAATGTTTATCAATGCTATTGCATCATGAGGGTGGATTTGTAAATCATCCTAAAGATCCGGGTGGGATGACCAACCTTGGTGTTACTAAGGCAGTATATGACAAGTGGATTGGTCGTGAGTCTACTGAACAAGAAATGCGTGACTTAACATTTATAGATGTAGCTCCTATTTATAAAAAAAACTATTGGGATAAGGTGCGTGGTGATGATCTTCCTAGCGGTGTTGACTGGTGCGCCTTTGACTGGGGAGTTAATTCTGGTTCTGGTCGTCCAGCTAAAGCTATTCAACGTGCTGTGGGAGCAACAGCAGATGGGGCTATTGGTCCTATGACCTTACAAGCTGTTATGAATAAAGAACCTCAAATGATTATTGAAAGTGTTTTTAATCAACGTCAGAAGTTCTATGAGTCTTTACGTACCTTTGAAACTTTTGGTCGTGGTTGGACTAGACGAAATAAAGAAACACTAGACCAAGCGTTAAGTATGATCTGATGAGTATACCTGAACGAGTTAAAACTAAAATGAAAGAAGAAGGTCTTAAGGGGGTTAATAAACCTAAGAGAACTCCTAATCACCCTAAGAAGTCACACTGTGTTATGGCTAAAGAAGGTGACACCTATAAGTTTATTCGTTTTGGGCAGCAGGGTGTAAGTGGTGCTGGTAAGAATCCTAAGTCTGCAAAAGATAAAGCTCGTAAGAAAAGTTATTACGCTAGACATAATGCTCAGGACTCTAAGCCTAGCAAATTATCAGCTAGGTATTGGTCACATAAGGTAAAGTGGTAATGACCCTTATCTCTCACTTTCCTTTACCCAGTATGCCATTCCAAACTCATGAGAATATTGTTTTTGAGAAGGCAGATAAAGATAGGTCTAGCAGAAATAACGAAGTAGAAGAGCCTAACAGGATTACCCCTGATACACCAGTAGAAGATCTTAAGCTGGTTAATCAGATGTATGCTTATAACCCTAACCCAAACAAACTACGTACTCCTGATGGGCAGATCGTAGACTTTATTATAGCTTAAAGGAAAGTAATATGAATAACAAAATGAATCCCGGAATGAAAGCACTAAAGAAAGAAGCACCAGCAGTAGCAGCTAAGATGGGCTATAAGTATGGTGGTATGACTAAGAAAAAATCTGGTTACAACAAAGGTGGTATGGCTAACTGCGGTGCCTCTATGAAAGCTACACAAGGAAATAAATAATGGCTAGTTATAAAGATTATAAAAGTATTTCTGCTGCTAAAAAAGCAGGATCTATGTACTATACAGATAAAAATGGAAAGAAAGCACTGGCTGTAACTAAAGAGCAGTTAGATTCTTGGAAGAAAAAGAATAAAGGTAAGTTTAAAGGTTCTGCTCTTACTGCTTGGGCTAATGCTAAAGGTAAGAATCTTACAGATACAAAACCTCCTGCTACAAAGCCTAAAGCAAAACCTTCAACACCCGGTTCAAAACGTCCACCTAAACGTCCTTTAGGTGCGCCAACTCTTAGAGAAAGAAATCCAATTAAAACTGAAACTCTTTTACCGGGATCAGATAAAACACTTGAAGATGCACTTAAACAACCTCGTGGTCGTGGAGATGGAGCACAAGAAACTCTTATAAGACAGACACATCCTAAGTCTCCCTCAAGATTAAAAGGTCAAGCAGTTATGAAAAAAATTACTCGCAGTCAATGGCAAAATATGTCAAAATCAGAAAGACGAGCTTTAGGTTTACCAGCTACCAGAGTTGCAGCAGTGGCTGGTAAATTAAGGGATGCTAAGTTTAAAGACGGTAAAAGTTTTTAATGCCTGTTTTAAATAGTTCCAAGTTTCATACACAAGGGTACACTATTGCATCTACTTCGGCAGATGCTAGTGCTACCGTTGTGTATACCTGCCCTACTAACTTTAGTGCTATTACTAGGTATTTACATATTAGCAATAGTTCTACTTCTACTAAGAAAGTATATGTGCAGTTCTATCATGCTGAAGATAATACTTATCATTACATAGCTAATGGACTGAGTATGGCAGGACACTCTGTAGTTAATCTAGTTAATGGTGGTTACTTTAATTTACATTCAGGTGATAAGATTATGGTGTATGGTGAAACTACGAATACTATGGAAGTACTTGTTTCATTAGAAGAGTATTTTGATCCCAATAGAAATGCATAGCGGGGTTGCAATATTATCTATAGTATGATATAACTATTTATGTAAAACTACTCCTGCACAAATAAAAAGGAGTAGTGCTATGTTTAAGAATATTTTAAAAGCGATTCAAAAGAATCAACAACGAAGAGCAGACTATTGGATACTCATGAACTTGAGTGACAAGGAACTGCATGACATGGGGATCAGTCGTGGAGAAATTAGGCAAAAAGTCTACGGTTAATGCAGCGGGTAATTATACTAAGCCTAGTATGCGTAAGCGCCTTGTTGCTTCCGTTAAAGCTGGAGGGAAAGGTGGAGCACCCGGACAATGGAGCGCCCGGAAAGCTCAAATGGTTGCAAAACAATACAAGGCAAAAGGTGGAGGGTATAAGTAGTGAAGGTAGATGCACCTAAAGGCTATCATTGGATGAAGCAAAAAGATGGTAGTTTAAAACTAATGAAACATAAAGATAAGTTTGTACCTCATAAGGGTGCATCTCTCACTGCTAACTTTGCTGTACAAAAGAAACACGATGCCAAAAAGTAAAAGTCAAAAAAGTTTAACAGCTTGGACTAAGCAGAAATGGAGAACCAAAAGTGGTAAGCCATCAACGCAAGGTTCAAAGGCTACAGGCGAAAGGTATCTACCTGAGAAGGCTATTAAGTCTCTTAGTCCTTCTGAGTATGCCGCTACATCACGAGCAAAACGAAAAGGCACTAAGGCGGGTAAGCAGTTTGTGGCTCAACCTAAGAAAGTTAGAGCCAAAGTAAAACCGCATAGGAAAATCACATGAGCCGTAATCTAACGGAAAAACAACAGAAGTTTCTTGATGTTCTATTTGAAGAAGCTCAAGGTAATTTATCTCAAGCAAGAAAGATGGCTGGGTATGCTGATACTGTCGCAACTTCAGCTATTGTAAATTCTTTACAAGATGAGATTGCAGAAAGAACTAAAAAGTTTATTTCTTCTACTGCAGTTAAAGCTGCTTACTCTATGAAACAAATTATGGATAGTCCAACTGATTTGGGTAATAAAGAAAAAATGGCAGCAGCAAAAGACGTATTAGATCGTAGTGGATTTAAAGCTTCAGATAAAGTAGAGGTATCTGCGTCTAATCCTTTATTTATTTTACCACCTAAAAATGAAGAAGATTTATAAAACTTGGAAGTTACCTGCGCCAAAGCAGGGAGAAGAGTTTGAATGGAGAAAAGTTGTACGAGTAGGCAGATTAGTTCCATTTGGCTATAGACAAGACCCTGATGACTGTGATATACTATTACCTATCCCAAAAGAATTAGATCTTTTAGAGGAAGCTAAAAAGTACCTAAAGCAGTATAGTTATAGAGATGTAGCCGCTTGGTTAAGTGAGCAATCGGATCGGTACATATCTCACGTAGGGTTAATGAAAAGAGTTAAAAGTGAACAAAAGCGTAAGAGAGAAGCTGCAAACCAACGCTACCTCGCTGAAAAGTACAAAGCGGCCCTCGAAAAAGCGGAAAAGCTCGAAGCCGAAAGACTCGGTGGTAAAGGTATCAAGTCCAACTCAGTTACAATATGAAGAAGAATTTAATACTAACGAAGTTATTTTTGAACCTAACCCCGGTCCACAAACAGAATTTCTAGCTTCTACTGAACAAGAAGTATTATATGGGGGTTCAGCAGGTGGCGGTAAATCGTACAGTCTAGTTGCTGACCCTGTACGTTATTTAAATAACCCTAATGCTAGAATGCTTTTAGTACGTAGGAGCACTGAAGAACTAAGAGAGCTTATTTCTGTATCTAAACAATTATACCCCAAAGCAATTCCCGGTATTAAGTTTATGGAAAGAGATAAGACTTGGGTAGCCCCTAGTGGTGCAACTCTTTGGATGTCTTACCTAGACCGTGACGATGATGTTATGAGATATCAGGGTCAGGCATTTAATTGGATAGGTTTTGACGAACTTACACAGTGGCCTACACCATACCCTTGGAACTACATGAGGTCACGACTTAGGACAACAAGAGCTAGTGGACTACC